ACCGATACCATCTTCTAGCATCTTAAAGACATTGCCCCGTGGTTTGTTCCTAGCAGGAGCATTGTACCCTGCGGCCATTAGGATGTCACCCTTGGCGAACAACTTGTCGGTGTCAGTCTTAACAATGAAACCCCAGACAGCGTTTCGTTTTATTATCTTAATGTACTTACTACCTTCGGTGACCGTACACTCCTCGCGGAAGTTAGCAATGGTCTCTACTAGTCGGTCTTCGGAGTAGTTATTCGCCCGAAAAGACGCGGTAGTCCATCGTTCATAGTCATTGTTGATTAGTTCTAACAGGTTATCAATTTCTTTTTTCATCATCATCTCTCTCATCTCGATTACATAATGATCATGACACACTTCTAAGCAGAAGTCAAGGGCCAATATCGAAAAAAGCGCAAATAAAGCGCTTTAATCGGAGATATTTCACAGTTTATTTCTTATTATATGCCTGAGCCCCAAAGAAAGCGGCCACAATACCAGCAACAGCGACAAAATAGGTGGGGGCCATGCTACCCAGTGTTTTCTGGGCCTCATCCAACCCCATCATGGAGGCAACAACCACTGAGGCGGGATACAGCAACATGCCACCAAGGGCAAACCACGCCATGGCACGTTGAGAGTCCCTCATCAGGTCTTGGTCTTCCAGTTCCTTTCGTTTAAACTCCATGAACATCTTGTGTTCTTCTTGGTCAACTACGCCATCACCGTTGCTGTCTGCTGGGTGGTGTGATTTGGTCTCATCAGTCATCAGATACTGCTCCTTTTATTTTGTCTAAGAACGATTCCTTGTCAGGGGCCTCGCTTTCTTGTACTTCTGTTTCCACATCATCTGATATCACAGTTCTATAATATACTATCACTTCTTTGGTTTCTTTCACATAGCGTTTAATCTCTTGAAGATTGTATGCCATGAGTTCATAGTCGCCCGGCGTCATGGCCATAAAGACCAGTTGTCCAGCTTCTTTTTCAACTTTCTCTATAAATGAATCTAGGTTTTTCTTTGATACGACATACCATCGGGGTTCTTTCATATCGATGGGCCGAGGATACACTGGATGCTGAATAGGTATTCGCACCTCAACAGTTTTAATTTCAACCACACGGGGCGGTTGCGGTAATAACGAACAGGCGTTAATTACTAGAGTCAAAGTCGAAAGTAGAATCACTTTCGAGACTATCGAATACTTTTTTGGTTGCATTATTCACCTTCGGTTCAATTAGGCCTGGCTTCGCAGCTGCAAGTTTACTGAAGTCATGTCGGCGGAAAATATCAAGATACCTTGTCATCTCCGCCTCAATTTCTGCATTCTTAGAAGTCAACTCACCAAGCGCCTTTGCATTCAATTCATATTGATGCTGAATTTTCTCTATGGTATCATTTTGGACTTGGACTTGGAGTTCCATTGCCATATTGTATTCTCTTAGTTCGATGAGTTCCGACTGAGTGTTTGTGTAATACAAATACCCAACCAGACCACCGGCGAGAATGAAACCAAATAGTATTTTACTTATCATAATCCTATTTATACTTTTATTTCGTTAAGGTTTAACCGACTGCCGAAAGTTCCCCTGTCGAACACGGGTTGGTCATCCTGTTTACTTTGACCAGAATCAACTATGTTAATCTGAGCACCATCTTCCAAATCATACAAACGCATCTTCGCCCTGTCAACACCAATCATAAATCGTTTGTTTCTCGTTGGGTCACTGTATCGATTCTTCAATTGTTTAACCATCATGTGACCTTGTTCTTCTAACTCTTCGGTGGAGATTAGAGCGAACATCAAATCAGCAGTAGCAGGCAAACCAAAACTCTCTGAGGTATCTGTCAAGTCAACATCACTATTATTGTAACCACCACGAGTAGTTTGTGTTGCAGATACAATTGGCAAGTTATACTCTACGGCGAGACCACGCATTTCTTCAGCGATACTCTTAATGATGGTGTATGAATTCGCACCAGCATTTGCCCGCAGTCTTTGACTCACGCATATATTAAGATAATCCACAAAGATAATATCAGGCGTCATGTCTTGTTTGAGTTTTAGTTCTTCTAGTAGAGCACGGAAGTGTCCAGTATGAGCAGTAGCAGTTGGATACTCCTTAATAATCAAACGTCCGTTAACTTTATTTTTGATTTTCTCTATGCGGTCACTGTACATTTCATGTGATAGGTCTCGCAAATCACCAATGGAAACATCCATTAGGTTGGCGTCAATCCTCTCAGCGATTCTTTCCTCAGCCATTTCCAATGTAATATAGAGAACATTCTTTCCGGCAGCGATAGCACCAGCAGCAACATGACACATGAACAGAGACTTACCAACACCCGTACCGGCGAGAGCGATGTTCAAGGTTTTGTTTGTCAACCCACCCTCAGTAATCTTGTTGAAGTAATCCAAATCGAATGGCAATTTCTCTTCGTGTCTATGATAGAATTCATACCGTGACTCAGCATCACCAACATAATCGTGACCGATACTATTATCAAAACCAACACTCAAGGCATCAGACAGAATAGAGGGTAACGAATCAACAGTAAACTCTTTCTCTGTACCATCGATAATCTGAATAGATTTCATAATGGCATTGTACACTGCCTTTTCTTTACAGAACTTCTCTGTCGTGTCTACCAACCAAGTCAAGTCGGCCGCAGTCAAGTCTGTCTTAAAACTGTTTACTAGTTGTTCGCACTTCTCATACAAGTCTTCCGTAATTCTACGGTTGTCCTGTAAGGCAATCTTAATTGCACTGATAGACGGCGGCGCATTATACTTGGTAGTATACTCACTAATGGCCTTGAATACTTCACGGTATTCGGTATCAAGGAAATAGTCTTCGTTGAGATGCGCTATTGCTTGTCTAAGATAATCTTCATTAAAAATTAAATTCGTCAGTATTTGTTGTTCTATTCTCATTAATAAATTCTTCCTTCACTTCTTCAACGCATGGTTCACACATGTATGCCTCGCCACTACTGTGGCGAAAACACACGACTGCATCATTATCTAAATCTAAATCTTTGTCGCACTTATCACACTTCGGAGTAGGCATCAGCAATGTCCTTTTCTGACACCTCAGACTGCATAATCGCATCAGTAGACATCTGATACCTACCCTCAATCCAAGTAGAGAATGTTTTATCGGCAAGAATCGGCATCCAGAACTCTTTTACATAAGTGTCCTTGGTTCTGAACTTCTTGCCATCTTCTCCATCCGATGCAATCTGATACCATCCATTTGATGGTTTGACTACATGACCAGACTCTAGGGCCATGTCTAGCAATCCAGACCATTTACTGATACCACCTTCCCACGATACTTCAATCGGTATCTTAGACTTCTCACGAACAAATCGTGACTTCTCTACATTGATAATGAAATTATAACCAGTGACATCCTTACCAACTTTCTCTTGTTGGCGACCAATGATGAAGATGTTATCCGCAGAGTAATATATGCCTGTGCCACCAGAAACAACTGCCTTGGGGAACATACCAATTTCCATGTAAGTGTGGTTGACCACGATGGCAGGAATATCTTTGATAGTCAAGTGGGGTGTAATCATTCTGAACAGAGACTTCATCTGTTTGGCGCGAGTCATATCAGCAACAGACTTACCGTCAAGTGCATCATCAACTTCTTTCTTACTTGCCAAGTTACCAACAGAGTCTACAATAATAATAACATGGTCACCACGTTCTATCTCCGATAGTTGTGACATTATATCATGTTTTAATTGTTCGATATCAGTAATGGGGGTATGGATAACTTTATCAGTATCAATACCAAAACTCTTAAAATATCCTTGCGGCGCACCAAACTCTGAATCATAAAACAATACTACCGCATCATCATACTTGTCCAGATAAGCTTTGGAAAGTAACATGGCGAATGCGGTCTTAAAATGTTTAGAGGGCCCAGCAAATACTGTCAGACCAGCACACAGTCCACCATCCAACTTACCACTCAATGCCACGTTCAATGCAGGCACAGTGGTCTGAATCAAATCTTTATCATTCAGAAATTTACTCTTGGATAGAATCTCTGTGTGTTTTATCGTACTATTCTTTTTTAATTTATCTATTAAACTCATTTCTCACTCCTAAAATAATGATTCCAATGATGCTACTGGTCTAGTATTCCAATTCAAACTAGTCACAATAGTATTCAATGGGTCAATAAATGCTTTCTCAAACATTGTTTCATAATCAATGTAACGATGTAAGTCAAATTCTTTTGGCATCAGACCATTCATTGCTACGGTGTTTTCCCACACATGGTTCGGTTCCTTTAGATAGAGGAATTTAATCTTGTCACCGTCTTGGATGAGTTGATATTTCTTCTCTAACTTCTGGGTACGAATCAAGTGATTGTATACTAATGCACCTCTAACATGCATCGGCGTCCCCTTAGTATACACAGTTACCTTTGAGGAATACTTACCAAGGTTATTACATCCTCGCGGGAAGGCAATTTGTTCTGGAGACATCTTGCGAAATGCCTGCCAAGTCTCCTCTACCATTGCCTGTAATTCTTTCTCGTTCTTGTCCAGACACAACCTAACTGCCGACCTCAGACTATCCCTAACCGGAGCAGGAGTAGAAGACCGTACAATCTCTAGACCCATGACCTTTAGTTTAGCTTCCTTGTATCGGACGCCTTCATTGTCCCAGACATTCATTGCATATCGTTTCTTCGCAACCCAGATACCAACGTCAGCAATAGCTTCTCGTTTGAAATCAATCTTGGGTTGGAACACATTCATGTATTCACCAAGGTCAGTCATGCGGCCATTGATTGACGGCACTAACTTGTCCTCGACAAACTTGTCAAGCACATCGATTATCTCTTCGCGGGTTTTGCCCTTGAGATGTTTTTCTACCATCGCATCCAATGTGACATAACAACTATCAGTGTCAGTGTAAAAACTGTACTCGACACCCTCAGTGTCCATGAACTTATTTAAGAATTCATCCACCACCTTACTGGTATCGCGGATGATTAACTGTCCGGTCAATGTAATTGATTCGGCAATCCGTTCATCGAAATATCTAAACCACTTATTACCTATCGCACCAAACAGGGAGTTTAACTGAATCTTTCTCGCCATCTGAAAGTTGTTGTACTTGGCAATATCATTTAAGAGGTCTGGATTTTTGGTATCCTCATATTCCTGTTCTGCCTGTTTCATCAACTTCTTGTATTTCTGTCGGTCATCAAAGAATCTTTGGGTGATTTCTGCCATGAATCCTTGGGACTCTTTGCGATAGAGATAACCATTGGCTGCCATAGACAACCCCGATTCCTTTAGTCGTGTAGTTGAGTGCTTCCGTTCTAGGATACTATCGACAGTGCAGTCCAATGGTTTGTGACCTTCCGCCAACATCTCGGGCGAAAGATTGTGTTGCATGATAATAGATGGATACAGTGAGGTAGCATCGACAGACACAATCCACTTGTACTTACCAAGTTTAGGTTCCTGTACATAACCGCCTGGGAATCCCTTAGAGAAACTTTCTTTCTTCTGGGGAATCATAATGTTCTTCTCAAGCAAGAAGTTGTACAACAGGCAATCCCATGTCCTAACCGATGAAAAGATATCATTGTAATTACACTTGCAGTCATACCCCATCGTGATAATGAGTTCCAAGAACTTCATCTTGTCATCAAGTCTGTCAACCAGAACCGTATCGATGATATTATAGTCGATGAACCGATTCCAATCACCCTCGTAGAATTCACGGAATGTTTCAAATCCAGACTCTAGTTTGTTCTGCCCAAGTTCTACTTCAGCAATGTAATCGAGTCGATAACTTTCTTGGAAAGTATAGGTAAACTTCTTATACAAGTCCATGTAATCTAGTTGGATAACACCCTTGATATCGGTCTTCAACAATTCTCTATTGTGACCACGAACAGTCTTCTTACGGGTCATGCCAAATGGACTGAGATTGTTCTTAGCCTTCTCACCAAATATTCGGTCAATCCTACCCGTCAAGTAAGGCATGTCGAACAGTTCGTGATTCCAACCAGTTACAATGTCTGGGTAATCTTGCGCCCACCATGTCATAAACTTTTCTAACAAGTCATACTCATCAGAACAAACAGTGTATGTAACGGGCAAGTCTTTCGT